CAGCAGCTTCAAGGAGGGCATTGATAATCTCAGGTTGATCAGACAAAGTAATATCTGCACCATTAAGATTGCGGAGATAAGCACCAAGTTCACGCAATTCGTGGGGAGCAACATCACCAGCTACAAGTTTAGGCATCAGCAGGGGGTCAAGGCCATTGATTTCCCACAGACGGTAGATCACCTGACGGTTAAGAACATCTACGATAGAGTTGATGTAGCTTTCCATTGACCGTAGAAATAGATCAGTCTTGCTTTTGCTAAGAGCGTATGACCCTGTGCTAGTGCCACCAAGCATGAGAAATTCTGCCATAATAGATCGGGCAATGTCATGTTGGTATCTCTTGATAATGGGGTCAATATCTATTGCACGAGTACCATTAGAGGTAATCAGTTCAATATCCATCATACGGTTGTTAGACGGGACACCGTTGGTATCGGTATAAACATCAGATGGCAGCAGGGCATAACCTTGCTCATTCATCTTGAGGTCACGAAGGATTTTCTCTAGTTGGTTCTTAACTGCCAGTTGACCTTCTGTGGCATCGGCTGAAAGATATTCAGCGGGGATACGACCGATAGGTACACCGTGTAATTCACGCTCTACAGCGATAGCTTCAATAGATTGCAGGCTATTCAGGTAGGTGTAAGACAGGTACGCATTACGCAGGATAGAGCGCCCAGAGGGGTCATTGTTGAAGGTTGTGGTACGGTAGTAGACACTCTTATTCGTAGGGATGAGTTCTACAGGTTTACCCCATGAAGTCTCTTGCCTAACACCAAGTACATCACCTGATTGCTTGTCTACTTCAAATCTGTCAATAGTCCAAGGAGCGCGTATAGCAAGCTTCCTAATACCAATTCGGCCATCATCGAACTTGCTACGCTTCTTAGGTGAGTTGACAGAACCCCCACGCTTTTTATAGACAGTCTCAAACCACGCAAACCCGTAAGTGAGAGAAGATAGAGCCTCTGAAATATGATCATCAAGCGAATGTTCCATATCTTCTAGGACAGACTCTACAAACTCAACTTCTTTCTTGGCAGCATCGCTATCGTCAGCAGGGATAACTTTAATCTTTACATCACGGAGAACTTGTTCTGTGGCATACATGACAGCGCCGATGGTAGCTGAGTTCTCTCGCATTTCCATAAACTTCTTGATAGCCTTCCGACCACGAAGTTCAAATAGGAACTCATCTGCACGGATTTCACCCTGATGGGTATTACGACCGGATACACCAAGTTCCAGCTTGGAGGCTCTTTCACTTAGTGATTTCATTAGTATATCCGATTATTAACCTGTTACTGTGAAGTTATCAAAGGTAGCAGTAGTATCAAGACCAACCGTCTGAAGGCGTACTTCAAGGTGAGTACAGTCGGCTGGGGGTATAAACGAGTACGCAGGAGAAACCCCAACATTCCCTGCAAAAACAGGCAACTGCTCAGTGGCTTTTATTGTGCTTTGGCCATCTGCGAATACTTGACCCCGCCAATAGTCTACTACAAAACGCAAATCTTTTGGACCAGCAACAAAGCTATCTATGCCTATTTTTACAGTATAGGGAATTGAGGGTACTATTGGTACCCTAAAACCATAAGCGTGACTAAAGGCAGTAAATTGGGCAACATTCGCCAAATTCATTTTACTACCACTGACAGTCATACCTGTAGATACGAAGTAAGCAGCCGGGTCATTAAAGTCGAACTGAGCGTTCCTTTGAGCCGGGGTGTAAGGGGGAGGAAAAGCAATGGCATAAACTGAATCAGACCGGATCAAGGCTCTACGTCTTTGCATTAGTAGATTGCCGTAATTAAGATTAAGCCGTTACCACCGCGCCCACCAGCACCACCTGTTGTACCGCCGCCACCGCCGCCACCTCCACCGCCATAAGAACCAGCACCGCCAGCACCACCGACACCTGCGTTACTTGCTCCACCACCGGCTCCACCACTAAATGTTGGTGGCAACCATAGTTCAAATCCACCAGCACCAGCAAATGATCCCGCAGCGCCACCCAATATTGTTGGTAGAAGACCTGCACCAGTAATCGCGCCACCAGCAAAGTCCGCCGAAGTTGTACCAGCACCGCTTGCACCTGCCGTGGTAAAGATACCGTTTGCACCGAATGTGATAGACCCGCCAGCTACACCTGTTTGTGCGCCACCTATCAAACCAATTTGTCCAGCGGCTGTAGCGTACAAACCAAGAGTGCTATATGGGCCTTGGCTACCCAAAGCTGTTGACGCACCCGCCGCACCAGCAGCACCTCCGGCTGTACCTAGACCGTTACCAGCAGCACCACCACCATTGCACCGCACTAGGGTATTAGCAGCAGCAGTAGAGGGCGCTAGTGCTACAATACTGTCACCTCCGACTGTTACCGCTGCACCACCCAAAGCCACTTGGCAAAAGAGTATCTTTGGCAGAAACACAGTTGGAACAATCAGACGAGACAGGGGTGCGCTACCGCCTGATCCACCACCACCACGAGCAGCAGCAGCAGCAGCACTAAAACCAGCACCACCGCCACCACCTCCACCTAGAATAAGGATTTGTAGGGCGGTTGCCCCTTGCGGGACTTCATACGGTTGCCAAACGAACTGCGCACCCTGTGCCACGAAACGCCGTGTATTGCCGGGGTCTTTAGGGTACGAGTAAGGAAACATTAGTAATCACCTGACACTGTTTGAATAGCCCAACCTGCCACTACAGCAGTAGCGAGACAAACAAAGACTTTATAACCGGGCGGGACAGGCATGTTAAACACACGTGCCACCCCTTGCATCGTTGCAGTTGATGTTTCTGAAAGAGTGGTGGCAGGAAGGTTAATTTGACCAATCAGAATATTGTTTGCAGCAGTCGCCGGGGTTAGTCCATTATTAAGAAACACACGGAGGATGGTTGCTACATTAGTACCTAGAGGCTCACAGTTGATCGAAAGAAGATAGGCACCTTCAACAGCATCCGCAGACATTACCAAAGCAGTTACACCAGTACCATCCTTAGCAATGTTAGCGGCGGTTTGAACTGCCCAAGCAGAACGAGGTACACGGGTAAAGATCGGGGCGAAATTGGGCATGTAGTATCCTTAAGGACTGAAAGCACCCATTGAAAAAACGAGTGGAATTGCATATCGGTTTGGTGTGATAATAGCTTCCCAAGTGTCCGTTGCGGTTTTCCACAAGGTTGTCTCTTGGCCCCTAAGAAGTATAAAACCACCAGCCGTGACGGCGTTAAGAATACCAGCACCAGTGATGTTTACAGTAAGAGGTCCACTACCTGTATTACGAACGGCAATCTGCGAACCTACAGCGATAGCCGTGACAGCGTTTAGAGGTAGTGTGAAAGTCTTGGCACTTGCGCTAGACCCTGACACCATATCATCAACATCAGCAGCTACAAAAGTATAAGTAGCCCCGGTCTGAATATTCTCTATGAGTAAACCACCAACAACGCTATCAACGTATGTTTTAGTGGCAGCATCAGAACCGAGGGTAGGTGCAGGCAATCCCGTCGCTTTGGACGAGTTACCAAAGTCTAAATCAACGAGTACGGGTTTTGCCATTTTATATTACGCAATCACAACAGCGCGCAAGGAGTTAAGAGCAGGTGCGGCTTTAGTTAGGATGGTCACAGAGTTTACAGTTGTCATTTGGACTTCAACTTCAGCTTGGCGCAGTGAACCACCAGTCTCACGGACAAAAACTTCAACATCTTGAGTACCAAGGTTATGGGTAATGATATAGGAAGTAGCAGCAGCGTCACCAAAGGTAACAGCAAAGCGTTTGGCCCTATTAACATAAGTTGCTAGTTTAAGCGGCGTGACGATACGAAGATCATCGGTTCCTGCATCTGTCTCGACTTGCGTTGCAATCTCTGCGATACCAGAAGTAATTTCACTCGCAGCAGGAGCAGCAGTACCAAAGGAACCCCAAGTAACAGCAGTAGTACCGATAGCACCGTTAATACCAGTTTGACGAAAAGTTGTACCAGCACTTGTGCCCTCACTAATTGAAACAACTGCTTGCTCAAGTTTATCGTAGGTATTTGTATCAAGCGAACGGGTGGCAGGGGTTGCACCACCATTAAAAATATAGATACCGTTTTCAGCGGGGGCTGTTTGAGCACGAACCAAGACACGATCATTAACAACCATAGTGATACCATCAATGGCAGCACCGGGGGCAGCTAGGTTAAGGTTAGCTGTAGTAGAGACTCGAACATCATCCTTCCACGCCAGACCCTCTACAAGACCGTCCACGTAAGCCTTGTTAGCGGCATCGCCAACAGCCAATGGTGCCGGAATGTTTGTTACGCGGGAGGTATTCTGAAAATCAAGATCGACTAGAACTGGTTTAGGCATTAGCTATCCTTACACGAATGTAGCTGTGCCAGTTACGGCGCTATTAAATGAAATACGAGTTTGGTTTACGGAGACGTGAAGAACTTCAGCCTCTACTTCTACACCACCAGCAGAGAACACAGACACAGTAGGCCGATAGCCTAAGTTGTGGTTAGCGGTCCATACGGCTGATGCAGCGGCTTGGGTGTGTGTATATCTAGCACCATTACCAGAGGCACCAGCAGGGCCGGGAACAGGTAGGAAGGTTCCTATGGTGACTGTGACAGGTGCAGTTGCCCCTAATACAACTGAGGTGTTGCCACCATTGATTGAGGTAACTAATGCGCTATTTCTGATTGTTACCTCTAATGGCATTATAGAGGATCAATCAGTTGGATATAGATAGGGTCAGAGAGTGTATCTACCACTGTGGTATCAAAAGTCACCACAAACCTATATCGGCCCAGAGGGAGGTCAGTTGTCTGCCGGATAACATCAAAGGTGCCAGATGCAGCTACGAGGTTAGAGATAGCAATGGTTTCTAGAGTGCCATCCGGCTTCTTCATCACAACGGTAGGGGTAACACCTGTCAAACTTGGAGTAACACCACCAACAGGGGTAAATGCAAAACTCATAAAGATGGTAGAACCTTTGTACAATTCCACTGGTTGCATTTTAATATCCTCTCGACAGTAACCCTTTCGAGTCTACGCCAACCAAATTCATAAAGGGTTTAGCTACACCACCAAGAGCAAGGTCAGTGATTGCCCACACGAGGGCATCTATCCTATCGGGTGAACCAATAGCGCCCAAAGGTTCCCAACTCACCATCTGATCCTCTAGTAGATCAAGGCCACGTACATGACGCACCTTGTTCCGTTCATAGAGGGCTGAAACAGGCTCTGCACGGGCGTACTTACCACGAGAGGCATGTACCAGCCTGACAGGCAGTGTAGCGTCCACTGTGTGCAGCGTATGGCGTACCATATCACCACCTTGGTTGCGTTCAGCTACAATACGGTCAGCAGAGTATTTGTGATAGAGTTCGTAGGCTTTGGATGCCCAACCTTCTGGTGTATACTTATCTGTGCAATCTTCTAGGACATAGCAAATGTCATTCACGTCAACACCTGCCACAATAATACCAGTCATATCAGACTCAGCATTAGCTGTTACCGCAGGGTCAATCGAAACAATTACTCTAGCAAGGGATTGGGAGAATAGAACAGGGTCATCAACTTCAAACTCACAAGCTGAAAGGATTTCTCTGTTCCACAAGGCACCAGCGGCTTCATCTAGGATTTCTGCAAAGAGTTCCTGACGGCCAAGGCGAGTGCCTTCATATTGAGCCTTAACAGCTTCAATGTAGGTTGTGGCGAGGTTAGCAGCGTTATCGTATGTACCGCCAGTAGTCACCACAGTCTTAGTATTCTTTAATATCTCACGCAGGAGTTTAGTAGGCTTAGGAGTGGTGGTAATACAAGTCTGTGGGTGTTTACCCAATCGCAGACAGAACTGAAGCATATCGAAAGTGCCACGATCCTTAGACCAAGCACAAAGTTCGTCACACCAAGCTGCATCACCCTGTGGACCACGGAGACGTTCTGGTTCTTCAGCAGAGAAGAAAGTAACAGCAGCCCCATTTTCCCATGTAAGAGTTCTCTTAGTCGGGGACCACTCAGGATAACCCATAGGGACACCCTTATAAGTCTTATCACCCTTCCAGCAGACGTGAAGGAAACCACTTTCACCTTTTACCATAACCCGTTCAATATCGGAGTTGGTAGCAGCTACAGCGATGATCCTACGCTTGCCCAGCTTAACTTGTTCACGGCACCATTCGACGCCAGCCCGAGTCTTACCGAAACCACGGCCAGCATTGATTAACCACGTATTCCAAAGTTTACCGTCTAAATTAGATGTAGGTGCAATTTGTGCAGGTCTTGCCCAGAAGGGCCAGTTATACCGCAGTTCTTCAGCTTTCTGTGGTGGTAGTTGTCTTAGGACAGCAGCAATATCTTTTCCCATTGCCCTAAGATCATCAGCATGGAGTTTAAGTCCGTTCTTACCGAGTGTCATCTTCTGGTTTATCTTTATCTAAATTCAGCAAGAGCAACAGGTCATCAATAGCCCCGGTTTCTTCTGTCAACTCATCTGGTTCTGTTTCTACAATCGTAGTAGCTGGCGACCATCCCATCTTAGAACGAGCAATAAGTTCCAAGGCGCGCATGTCACCATCGACCAAAGCCTTCTCTACAATCTTAGCACCCACTTGTTCATGCAGGCTACCACGAGCATCTGCAATGTCATCACGGTAGGTTGTGTAGAGGGTCATCAGAGATTGTGGACCATCCTTCATCGACTTAATAGCGTCATGTAGAACACGCATTGAAACCCCGGCCCTAATACCAGAGCGGAGTTTCGCAGCGATTGCCATATTGTGAGGAAGTTTGGTGTTCATCAAGAACCTTTAGTTAATACGAGAACCTGTGTACCAAGGGGCACCACCAAAGACGTTACCTTCGATCACGGCACCCGTTGTGGCAGGTGAGGTGTTGATACGAGGAATCCAAACACTGTGTTGAGCGTTAAAGATTGCAAGTTCCTCTACGTTGACAGGATCGCTTGTGCTTAGTGGGGTGGCGATAAGGGTGTTATTCCTTACGATCATACCCTTAGTAGCACCAACTGTGATGCCGTGCAGGTGTGCAGCTTTAATCGAGTTATTCTCAATCAAGATGTTTTCGTAAGCCATTACATCGAAAGTTTGGCGACCGGTATCAAATTCCTCATTTCGCATGAAGATAGACTGAAAGTACGAACCTAAACCAATATCAATGTTATTACCACGAATGACAATATTTGTGCTTGCCTTAGTGCAGTTAGTAGTCCAGAATTGGATAGCGTCTGGATGATCACCTGATCCGACAAGGGATTTGAAGTTGTGGATATAGTTATTCTCAATCAGTATGTCATTCGTTTGAATGATATCCATACCATCAGAGCGCATGGCCACAAATTCGTTGTTTACGATCTTAACACGATTGGAGTTAGCTACGATTAGTCCACGATGAAACTTGGAGAGTTTAGTCTTATTAAGTACAATATCCTCTGATTGGAAGATATAGAGGCCGCGACCCCAACCGATACCACCAGCATCGCCTGACCCTAGAATCTGGCAGTTGTTGAAAGTAACTCGTTTAGACGAAACAACCTCAAACATAGCGGTATGTTCAGGATCGCCAGCCTTAAAGGCGTACTCAAACACAATACCGTCGAAAGTCAGACCTTCAGTACCGTTTAGTGCGAGCATCTTAACTTTAGCTGGATTTGCAGGATCAGCAGACTTAAGAGTTACTGCCGTCGCAAACTTCAAACTACGAGGAATTGTATATTCACCACCAGAGAGCATCAATACAGCCCCGCCAGAGGCCACAGTCAGAGCGGCAGCTAGTTGGGTAGGGCTAATGCCTACTACGGGTGCAGGAGGTACAATTACGGGGGGTGGTACGATAACCACGGGTGGAGGTGTGATAACCACGGGTGGAGGTGTGATAACCACAGGAGGTGGTTCAATAGGAACTGGCACAACTACCACAGTTTTAGGTTTGGCAGTCAACTTGGACCATTTAGCAGGATTTACTTGTACAAGCATTTCGACAGCACCAGAGGTAACTCGTGTTACCCGCATACCATCGCCGGGTTTTGAACCACCCTCAAATATAATATCGTATTCTGTTGGCACCTTAGCCCCCTAAGATATGTTCTGTGTGATTGGCAAAGGTGAAGGGAGTCGAACCCTTACTACATAGTTTTGGAGACTAGCGGCAGTCCAACTGCATCACCAATATGATAAGGTTGATTGCTGGACCCGCTATCTTGTTCCAACTTTTCACTCATAGTCAGTGGTGTTGCGAGATACCATCCTTGCGGCGTGGTCAATCAATAATGTGGTGAAGTCCCTAACAGTCGATCTTAATGGGCATATGTCGGTCCACAAAGGCGAACTCGCGGGCTAGGCCCTATACTCGACACGGGGGTTTCTGGTTTGGACTTCAGCTACTACAAACCCTTTTTCACTTAGCGACTAGCAACCTTCAATTTTAGGTATCAGGGTCATCGCAGTTCTTGACCAACCATAAGCCAATCAAGTCACTTATTTTGGCTTGTGGTTCCTTTTACAAAGGATTTTCGTATATCTACCCCACTCGGTCGATAGATAAGTCACAGAGCATCGGCACACACTTTTCTCTAATACCAGTATCGGTTCAAATTATGTAGAACTGTTGTGGTTGCTCTATTATACAATATAGTGTGTCAACCTGCTTTTGTCAAGGGTAACTGTTGCAGATAGA